GAAATACCTTACATCCTGCTCATGATGGATCCCCCCTGCCCAACCAAACCTACAGTACTTCTTTTTTGGTTTGGGCACTCGCTCCAAGTTCCAACACGGTAAGTTGTAATCAATTGCATTTTTTATTACAGCAAGATAACCTTTTGATCCTATGTAGGGAAGGACTCTCTCAGCAAATTTTCGTTGAGTAACTGTGACAAGATCGGAATTGTTATAGATGAACTTTGTTATATCCTCCAACCCCTTCTCTTTGTACACATTGTACAGTCTGTGTCCTTCATAAATATTGGTTAGAAGATCGTCAGTATCATAGTGAACAAACTTCCCAAATTCTTTAGCCTTTCCAACAATTCTAGCAGTGTAGTTAGCACCGTAATTGGAGAGGTTCTGAGTGAACACAATGTCTGCCCACTTTATGTCGGGAAAATCATAATCAGCTATCCAAGTTCCGTCATCTTCTTTGATTCCTAATGGGTTTTTGTTAAACCTAACTTCTACTTCGTCACCATACAACTCCTGCAATTTTTGCATAGGGGAAATGATTCTGTAGTAAGCGCAGCCCCCTTCGTTAGCAGGGACACATAGAATTTTTAATTTCTTACTCATCGTATAAAAATAGGAAAGCACCTAGTACAGATGCCTCCCTATTATAGGTTCCTTTTCTTAAGAGTTAAGCTTTAGTCTCTACTTTTGTAGCAGCTTGTTCCTCATCATGCATAGCCTTAGTGGCATCTGAAGAGTGAGCAATTCCTAGGCCAGAGCCTAGAGCTTTTAACGCTCCACCTAAGTCCATATTCTTATCCGTAGGAATAATAGCCTTGACCATGTTACCATAGTGCTTGCGCTTACGCTTGCTGAAAAGAGTTACAATCCCTTCCCATGCCGCAAGGCCAGGAATAAAAGTACTAGCAATGCCAAAACCAGCATCAATCATACCTCCAATATCATCCCCGTCCAGATCACCACCAGCGGGAACATAAGCAGCATCAACTTTAAGTTGGTCTTTGCTTGCCATAACAAGTGAAGTTCCCGCAGGGATCTTTGCCTTCACAGAATCAGGAAGCTGGTCGAAGGGAATTATGGCTCCCGTTTGACCTTCCTCAAGCTGATCTGCTGTAGTAAATACTGTGTCTTCTCCGAAGATATCTCCAAGAGTAGAGCAGCCCATAAGACCGACACCCAAGACAGCAGTAACGATAAGGGTTAGAAATATATTTCTCATAGTTAATTAACTTTGCAGTTTAGAGAGGTAATTATTGTCTGAGACTTCTTCTGAAGGCTCAGGCGCAGAAGTACCTTGCACAGCCACACCAACGAGGGTATCTGTAGCTTGCTTAACATCCTCGTACTCTTCCAGTTTCACAAGACCATGGATCTCATGAAGAGATTCCATCATGCTTGCAACCTCAGCTTTCGAGCCAAGTTCAGAAGACTTAGGACGAGGAGCGGACTGGTCGTATTTCGGCCACTGTCCCTCCATTTCTTTTACGATCTTAAAATCGTGACCAGACTCGGGATCAGTAATGTCCCCGAAGTCTTCATCCAGCATCGCACCGATGATCTTCTTGAAGAGGATCACACCGATGGATAGAATTTTTACATCTCCACTCGCACGGTCGAGAATGTTCATGTAGTAACGAGCGCGGGGCTTAATCTTGCGAGCAAGATCTTCGTCCTCTTGGCGACCTGTTTTCCACAGACTGTAGTAGAGATCACACATGGGGCATTTCTCCCCATGAATTTTACGGCAGTGAATGTTCTTCACATTGCCGTCAGGCTGAGGGACTCGGTGAATCTTTGTCTCAGCATAGAATTCCCGCTCCTCATCCTTCCAAGGAAGAATACGCACAGCGTTAGTACCTTCGGGAATTTGATAGAACTTCTGGAGGAAGTCTGCGTTTCCCCCCGTCTGCGGGTTGTTAAGTTGTTCGTGTTTTGCTCTAAGAGCTTCTAAATCAATAGCCATTTTAGTTTCCTTTAGTTAGTGGTTAGTGTATGATAGTAGTATCACTTATATAGTTTAGTTTCTTCTCGTTTATTTGCAGAAACTTGCTGCAACATATCTTTTTTCTGCTCAAGGGCTCGAACAAGTCCTTTCAGCATTTCGTATTTGAAGATAGCTTCATCCAAAAGAGTCTGCCTTGCTTGATACTGGTCCTCGGACAGGACAAGATCATCCAAGTCTTTAGCAGTAAGCTTGGTAGAAGACTCAAACTTTGCTGCCTTCCTTAGCTGTGCTTGGTAGCGTGTAAGCTGGAGGCTTCTCTCGTTGACCATCTTCTTAGCCATGCTCATCAACCCATAATAGTATGAATAGATAGATGCTTGTCGAAACATCTCATTCTCTACTTCATAATCATTAAAGGTGACAAGAGCATCGCTGATATCTTTATAGTTTTCCCAAGTGAAATCGTCGAGGGATTCAATTAGTTCTTGCATAGTATTAGTAGTTAATAGTTTCCTCTTGTTGGCCCAGGGACATTCCCTACGGCAAAGCCACCAGGGTAGAAATCAGGCTGAGGTAGCTCTTCACCATTATTAGACTCGTCGCTTCTATTTATTTGAACAATATCTTCAATAAATTTTACATCTTTTAGGGCTTCCGAAGTAACTGTACTTGTTTTGTTGGTTCCTGGGGCGTATACACTAGAGTTTGTTCTACTAGGAGGGAAAAACTGTCGGTACTCTGTCATTTTCATGACTGCAAAGTTCCTATTTTGATCCTCTACTAAGAAATCACCTGCCTCTCCTCGCAGCGCAGTTTTATGTGCGTTGGATTGTGTAGATTTAAGTACTCCAAATTTGTTATTAATTTTATAATATTTAACAGTGTTGTTATCAGTATAACGAACTGGGTTGGTAGGGACAGCAAACTGCCATGCTCCATTAATATAAACACTTAGCTGGTTGATAGGAGCTTCAACCTTTGGATAAATGTCTTGCATATTCATGTCTTTCATATATTATTTAGTCTTATCAAAGATAAATTCGAACAGTTCTTTGTTTAATCCAGCTAATTGTTGAATCATATTAGAGGTGACAGTTGTTAGGAATTCATTACCCATCTGAGGCATCTCATCATCGTCCCCCAAACCATAAAGATCAAACCCGATGTGACAAATTTCATGTAGAAGAGTTCCTTTGTAGTCTTCTGGACATTGGTTAGGGTCAATGGTCATTAGAGATTTAGAAAATTCCACACAGCCATACAAGTTGTCTTTGGTCAAGGCTTTCTGTTCAATATTAAAAGTCTTTACCCCTGTATAAACTTGCATAGGGTGAATGGGGTTCCTTCTTTTGGGTGTGGGCAATCAATCATCTCCTGTAGCAAAAGTATCTTCTGCCTCTGACATTCTTAGGATATTATAATCTACCGACATGGGAACAATAAAGCGAGGTCTACCGTTTCTAGACTTCACAACAAAAGCTCGCATCTGTCCCTCATCAAACTCTTCCTCGGTTTGGTTCAAAGACAGAGCAAAATCACAAGTACGAATCTTTCCATAAGAATCTCCTAGCTCTGCGTCTGTAATGATCTTCACCATTCTACCTTGTCGGTTAGTCTGAGTTGCAGTCCACACTAAGATGTTACGCTCCATGGCAACCCCTCTAAGCTCCTCAGAGATACGCTGTTGAGCTTGGTACTCCTGTAGGATCTCTCTAGTGGGGCGAAGCAATTCAAGGTAGTCCACGATCAGGAGGTCAGGTTCAAACTCATCGTAGTTTTGAAGCTGAACGAGGAGGTTCCTCAAAGTATTGATTGATGCCTGACCTGTGGGGAATTCTTTGATTACCAATTGGCTTCCTGGGAATTGCTTCTGAAACATATCCAACCGCTCCTTCACATTCAATTGATTGGCTGGATCCTTGAGCTTGAACTGAGGCACCAAGGTCATGATTGAATCAAACCTCTGCGCGATCTTGTCCTCACTCATTTCCAGAGAAATGTACAAGACTTTCCTACCCTCGATCATTGATTGGACTCCCTGATTGACCAAAAACAATGATTTACCAACGCCAGGAGGGGCAATGACCATAGCCATTTCTTTGCACCCCAAGCCCCCCTCCAAAGACTTATTGATTGAGGGTAGGAATGTCTTATACTTCTTCTCAGTTTTCTTATTAAAGATACGGTCCCATCTATCTTTCAGACTCGTAAAGTAATCTTGTCCCGTATCAACATCTCTATTCACAAGCAGAGCTTTCTTAACTAACGCTTCTACTTCCTCCACTCGATCTTCTTTGATCAACGAAATGCTATCGGCAATCGCTGCCTTCATGGCTTCCTTCTTGGCAAAGCCCTCTACAAGATCAAGAATGTACTCAGGGTTTCCAGCAGTAGAGGTGTCTAAGTTATTAATGTAACTTAGTTCGTCTTCATAGTCGGAGGCATTTTCTCTAGCTCCCAGCTTAGGCTTGAGATCTTGAACAATGAAATCGTCATTAGGAAGCTTGTTGTACTTCTCGTAATGAGATTTTACAGTATTAAAAATCTTAGCATGAGAGGGGAACTCAAAGTAAGAGGGGTCCATCAAATTTATAATTTGAAGATAGAAATCCTTGTTGGATTTCAGAAAGTATAGAATACCTCGTTGGATATTCTCACTAAATTCGTAAGCCATTGTTATGTGTTCTTGGAGGGTTTAGAAATGTCTAGTTTAGTTTGTCCTGCGTCTTTGTAGCCCATCTTGTTCGCCCTATCATAGGCATCTGCGGTCAATTCTTCTGCGTTTTTTAGTTTTTGTTTTGCTTCTCTCTCCCCTACTCTACGAA